TATGGAAACTCTATGCACTTAACTGGTGTGAACACAAACCATCCGTTACTATTTCTGTAAAGGAAGAAGAGTGGATGGAAGTGGGTGCATGGCTGTATGATAACTTTGATATTGCATCAGGGGTATCATTCTTACCGTTCTCCGATCACACCTATCAACAAGCTCCTTATCAGGACATAGATGCAGATGAATATCTCGAATGGAATGGGCGTGTGCCAACATCACTCGACTGGACTAAGTTCTCTATGTATGAAAAGGAAGATAATACAAGTGGATCTCGTGAGTTAGCATGCACTGCAGATGCCTGTGAAGTCGTGGACTTGAGTGCAAGCTGATGATAGAGATACCGATCAATAACGATTATATGAACCGTGCGAGGGAAAAAGCTTCTACTGTGGGCATACTGCAGGGAAGTATTACAGGTGGCACTAGCAACGTTGTAGGTGCGATAGGTGAGTTAGTCGTTGCTGATAGTATTAATGCAAAGCAAATAAATACATACGATTATGATCTAGTTAAGGATGGGATGCGTATTGATGTTAAGACTAAGCGTTGCAACACCAAACCGTTACTTAACTACGATTGTTCTGTAGCGTTGCACGGAACGAAACAAGATTGTGATGCGTATGTGTTTGTTCGCATACTCACGGATATGAGTAAAGCTTGGATTCTTGGTGGCATTTCCAAGCATAATTTTTACAAAGAAGCCACTCTGTACAGAAAAGGGGATGTTGATTTAGATAACGGCTATACATTCAAAGCCGATTGCTACAATCTACGCATAGATAAGTTGAGTCCTTGCCATGAAATCCAAAACTAAAGCAAAGCTATTTTCATTAGAAGTATATTTAAATAAAGAGGGAAATGTGGAGATGAACTATGAAGCAGTCACTCCCAACGATCTCGAACGAGAGTTAAATACTGGGTTGCCCATGTATACTGGCACGAGTCAGGTTGCATCACTTCTTCGGTATTTACGAAAGTGTGCAGATGATATTATGAATGGAAGTAGGAATTATATATGAGAATATTTTTATTACTTATGTTTATTAGCTCGTCTGTACTGGCAGGAGAGTGGAATGAAAAGCCGATCATGTGTGCCAACGGAGAAGAGATCTATGAGGTTATAAAAAGTAGAAACGAAGAGTTGTCATACATGGCTACACAGTTTACCAAAGTACACGATAAAGATGGCTTGTCGGATATACCTGCCTATCTTTCACTTCGTATATATACAAACGAAAAAACTGGGAGTTACAGTATTATAGAACATCATCCCAGTTATGGTTCGTATTGTGTAGTGAGTTATGGTTTAGAGTTTAAGAAGGTTTCTTCTTTTTAGCTGCTGTAATTATATCACCTTGAGTTATTTCATTCGGATTGCCATACATAGCGGCTAATTCTTTATTCTTGCCAGTTAACTTACCACCGTTGCTTTTCTTTTCAAACTTTTTAATCGCCCCACCAAGATTGTAACCCATACCAAATTTCTTTTGTTGAGTCATCATCCCCATAGCGTCTCGTGTTTTTGCAGACATAGCACCCTGATTTTTGTTTTGTTCAGCGAGTCCACCTAACATCATTGGTTTACGTGGCATAGCCATACCACCACCGTACATTTTTTGTGGGCGTTGTCCATTGTTATACATTTTCATGTGTTTCTCCGTTATTTTTTAAATTTTGATAAATCATATAATGGTAACTTTTGACCAGATTTCATTTCATCTTCTGCAGTTATAGCACCTGAAGCTAAAGCGTTGGCCGCCATAACAGTTAATACTTCTTTTAATCTAAGCTCTTGCTCTTCCGTAAACTTTCTACCGTCTACAATTAAATCAGCCATTATGCTTGCAACTTTAGGATTTGTTATCATTTCTTTTAACATCCTATGCTCAGACATTCTTATGTTTTGTATTAGAGCTTCTGTTGCAACATACTTTGGACTAACTACCTGTCTTGATATTGAGTAAAATCTACTTATATAACTTTCTACAGATAGTCCTCTTGGTTCACCAGTGATTCTTATATCACCAGTTCTTCTACCAACTTGTCTTTTTCTGTTAGCCATAAAGGTGTTTATGCGTCTTAAATTTTTTAGATGTTCATCATCTATGTATCCTGATTGTTTTAAGTTAGCAATCAATACATCAGATCCCTCACCATCTAAAAATTTAGTAAGAGCATCTGTATCCATATTTGTATCTTTAACAGCTTTGTAAACGGTTTTACCAGTTTCATCTGTGGTAGGAATTATTGTGGTAGTTCCTGTTGGTTTTATTACAGTTCTAGATATGTGAGTTGATACTATTTCTTTAACGTAATCGTCAAACTCTTTTGCAGTCATTACAGGTAGTTTACCTTTAGCTTGTACGGAAGTCATGGCTGTTTTCAAAGCCTTTAAGTCTTGTAAGCCATTTGGTCTTGAAATAAACTTTTCAAAAAACGCTGCACCACTTTGAACACCACCAATGTCTTGCAACATTTTTATTTTTTCATTTGCGTCTCTCATTGATTTATAAACTGTTGCGGCATCTTTTCTCAAACTTTTTTGTAATCCTGAGTCTATAAATTCTTTTTTATGAGCTGCTTTAAGTTTTGCATCACGTTGTATTCGTGATCCTAACTCTGTCATCATATTCATGCTTTCATTGTAATCAAACGCAATAGAAGCATTAGCGTCATCAGAAGTCCTGAACAAAGTTTCTGTATTTCTTCTTAATTTATCTATGGCATCTCGTAGTTGAGTTGGATCAGATATTTCAGATTGTAATCTTCTAACTTCTTTTTCAAATTTTATACTGGATATTTCTTTTAAACCTTTAAACACTTGTCCATTTGGATCTATAATATATCCATCGGTTTTTTGATCGTACCTACCATACATCTGTAGTAAATCTCTACGCCTGTTAACAATATCACCTTCACTCATTTTTGATACTTTTTCTAAATCAAACCAAGTGTTAGGCTCATTTCCTGACGACCATTTTTTACCACCGGGGGTCTGTGCATTATCAACAGATGCAACAACTTCACCCTTTCTTCTTACAACTGTTGCACTTTCAGGATTTGTCCAACGTGCTACGTTTGTGTCTTTAGTCATATAGGGTGTGGTGTATTCATTTTGGTACGTTAGTCGCATTTGCACAAGTTCGTCATTTATTTGTTTTAAAGCATCATCAGCTACAGGAACTCCTCGTGCGTCTACCACATTATCAAATAGTTTATCTGCAGCTTTTGCGTACTCTCCATAAGCTTGTGAAACTCCTGTATTGTTAGATCTGTATGCTTTGTATGATTTTGCACTTAGAGCAGAGTATAAACGTAAAGTTTCATCCATACTCAAAGCTATTCCTACATTTAAATTATCATTTCTTATTGCGTATGAAACTATATCTAAGTCTGTGATAGGTTTATTTTTTAAAGCATCAGGTAGAGTGTCACGTATTTCATCCATGTATTGTGTTCTAAATTCAACGTTACCTGTCGCTTCTATCATTGCATCTATTGTTTTTCTAGCACCACTATTTAAAACAGAGAATATCTTAGCTTCATCTCCACTTGTCATTAGCTGACTGGCTAAACCTTTACTTGCTCTGTCTCCTGCTGTTATATCGTCAAGTATTTTAAGACCTAACTCTGATGCGTCAGTTCCAAATTGATTTCCATATTTTATATCAAATTCTTGGAATGGTAGTCTAGCTCTTGCTTTAGCCATCTTTCTACTCATGATAGCTAATCTACCTAGTGAAGCGTTTTCATCATTGTATTTAGCTAAATTAATCTCGTTAACACTAGGAATTTTTCCTGCTCTATCGTTGATCGTAGATCTTTGATTAGCTATAGTTGTGTAAAATTCTTTATTTATACTATCTTCAATTAACTTTAAATTTTCTCTACTTTGTTGCACAGATTTCATGTCACCCAACAAAGATAATTTTAAGGTGTCATCTAACAGTGAATCTGCCATCTCCATAACATCACCGTATTCTGCTTTGATAGCATCTTGAACACCTTTTATATCATGACCGTGCAGATAAGATTGTAAAAGTTGAGCTTTAGATTTCACATAAGTCTCTGCGATCGATCTTAACTCATCCCCTTTTAATTTTGTATCACTTAAAGCTTCTGATATTTTTCCTGTAAACTCTACAATAGCAGGATTGTTTTTATCTACTTTCAACTGCAAAATATTATTTAAGTGACCCTCAAGAGATTGCATAAGTTTAGTACGACTGTTTTGCAATGATAGAAAAGTTTCTTGTGTTCCTTTGTCAAAAGCTTTTGATTGACTTACAGAATAGTAAAAAGAATCTTCTAATGCGTCAAACAAAGCAAGACCAGACATATCGGCAAAACTTGTTTCAAGCAACTCATCAGGTATTCCTGCTTTTGCTAGAGACTTCCTCATGTCTTTGTAGTACATTATATTTGCAACAACTTGATCTCTAATCTCTGGAGCTAAAGAGTTTATTCTTTTTGATAAATCTAGTGCTAGTTTTCTTTCACTTGAAGTAAATTTTCTACCAGTCAACGGATTTACACCATCAAGAACAGGATTTCTTAGTGCGGCCAAGACATCTTGACTTGTTGTGCCTTCTTCAAAAGCACCACTTTTTCTAAGAACAGTAAGCATATTAGTTTCATTGTATGCGTGTCTGTTTTCTAAGTAAGAACGTATACCTAATAAGTTGCTTCCTTGTGTATAGTTTGCAACCATTAAAGTTCCCATTCCCACAAGATAACCCACTTGAGGATCTACACCAAAACTTGTAGTCAACTGTTGTCCAGTGGCTGCAGCAATCGTGGCAAAGTATGTTGTGTCTTTAAACATATCTCTCATGTATTTAGGCACAGCACTTGTTTGTTCTGCCATACGGACAAACATCTCTGCTTCTGTTACTTGTGCTTTTAACTTGAATATTTCTTCTGTGTTTAGGTATTCTTTTTTAAGAAGAGGAGTCATAACTGCTTTTGCTTCAGGGGCAAGAGCTTTGTATTCTGCTCTTTTTGTTCTTATAGCATCAGCTAACTCACCTCGTAGACTTTTTAATCTATCGTTTGCTTCTATTACTAAACTACGTTGCTCTATTGGTTTCGCAGACTCTGCTAAGTCAGCACCTTCTTTTAATTTGTTTTTATCTAAAAATGTTTTTAATTTGTTGTATATGGGTAGCTTAGATCTTCTTTCATCCAGAAAACCTTGAACTAATTCAGGACCTTTTAAATTTTTGTTATTTGCTTGGTATAATTTAAAATCTTCTTCAAAGAGTTTTCTTGCACCTTTTTGAGTAACTTTTGCGAGAAGGGCTGCTTCACCTACAAGTTGAGGTGTGACTAAGGTTATGGCATCTGCAGCGTCAGAGGTGTAGTTTAATATTTTGTTTGCTTGTTCTTTAGTTACAAGTATATTATCTTGTGCTAATCTTTTTTGATAAACTTCTGCAGAGTCAGGACCTAGAAAGGATCTGATTAAATCTCTACCTTTTTCAGCAAAAGGATTAGGTATGTACCAACCATCACCCTGATACAATAATTGATATTGATCTTTAAATGTAGCTTCTCTGCTTGCTGCATTGTACAAATTTTTAAAACCGTCATAGGCTAATTCACCACCTGCACCAATACCTGTTATAATTAAATCACCTATAGCACGTGGTATGTCTGTTGCAAGAGTTACTAACTTTTCTCCTAATACTAATCCTGAACCTGCTGTATCTGTTTCCTTCTCATCAGGCATTTTAAAGTTGAGGTCAACTCTACCATATATGTTTCTGTTAACTAAGCTTGCTTTTGTTTTAGCACCCATATTAGGAAAACTTTTATCTAAAAATCTAAGAAACTCTTTTGCTCTTCTTCCCGGACTTTCTTGGTAGCTAGGTAATAATCTTCCTGTCTTTGGGTCTTTTTTATAATATTCCATACTAAATGGTGCAGGTGCTTCAGTAAACGGATTAGGAACAATAGTTGGGCGAACACTTTTGTCCACTTCAGATTGTATTTTTTCTTCAATGTTACTTCGTAGAATTGTGTCTACTCTTTCGTCAACATTGTATATGCCTGTTGTTTTCTTTTGTCCATCTGTATCAAGTTCTGTATCACTTCTTCCAAATAATAACTTAGGTTGATACTGATTAAACAACTCTATTTTATCTTCGTATGGTAAGTTTTTATCAAATTCTATAGCCTGATTATTACCTAGAAGCATACCTTCTATATCTTTATTTTGATCAAAAAAATCTTTATCAAAGTATTCACCGTAATTAAATACTCTGTTTACATTTAGTGGATTAACTATAAGTTGTCCGGGTTGATCTCCAAATCTAACAGATTCTTTTGACTCATCTGTGATACCAAGTGCTTCATCAGCTATGCCAAGAACACCTTTAGGACTTCTTGTTACAACTTCTTCTTCTATCTTGGTGTCAGGAAATACCCCTACATCTTGAGTTTGTGCCATGAATTAACCTTTTGTTACTTTGGAACTGTTATAAATTTTGGAACGTTTGGTGTTTTTTGTTTTGAAATATATTTTGGGTTTTTAATTGTTTTTAATTGTACATTAAATTTACCCTGTTTTGCTACTTTACCTTCTAATTTAGCAACAGCATAATCTGCGTAATTACCTCCCCCTGCAAAGTCAACACCAAAGTCTTGATTTGTTTTTTCAAGTAGATAGGATACGCCTGCAGCTTTACCACCTTTTCTGTAACCATCTTGTATAACTGCTACGTCTTTCATGACAGATTGAATGGTTTGTAAAGACTCTATTATTATATCTTCACTACTGTCAAATTCAAACTTCATAGCTGCCATCATGTTTTCAATATCTTGGTCAGATATTGTTCTACCACCTGTGCCACCTTGAAACGCAGAAGCCATTGCATAAGCTAAATTAAATTTCATAAATTCAACACGAGCTTTTCGTGCATTAGAAGTTAATTGACCAGTAGCATCCCTTTCATCAAAGTTTTTCTGATATGTAGCTAGTGTGTTCTGTAATCTACTTCGTGATACTTGATTTTGATTAAAACCATTTTTATCTGATATCCAAGCCGCTAAATTTCCAAACCCTGCAAATATACCTGTGCTTCCAAAAAATCCCTCTATTGATTTAGCCACACCTGAAACTGTAGGCTGTAACGCACCTTGACCTACTGCTTGTTGATTTTTTCTAAACTCTACAATCATCCTACCTGCAATTCCTGCGGCTTGGTTAGCAGCCGATGCCTTTACTGCTGCTTCTTTAGGATCTATTTTGTACTCTGATTTTAAATGATTGGCATGTTCGTTTCTTATTGCATCATCTCTAACAGAACTTGTTGTGTATATAAATGGCATTGTTTCATTGCTTGAGAAAGACGGCACAAATGTTTGCAACATGTTAGCGAATTGATCAGGACTTACACCATTGTCGTAAGCTGTCTTTCTTGCTGCAGAAATAAACTGTGTGTAAGTTCCTATGTTCTTTAAATCTATGCCTTCAGGAGGTAATACTTTTTTCAAATTACCATACACATCCCATATCACTCTTTGCTTTTTTACATCTTTTAATTCATCACCTGTTCCAACTTGCCAAGATCCAAGCAACTTTTGGTATGGAACATTTAATTTTTTTGCAGCATCGTTAGCTTGTTGTATTATGTATCTTCCATCTTCAGATTTATATACATCTTCTGTTAAGTACGGCACATGTGAATACTGAACATATCCATCTGATGTAAGTTTTTTGTCAGTTAGTAATCCTAATTTTTTAGGATATTTTCTTTGAAATCTCTCGTATTCTACTTTGTATGAAGGTGCTACCACATCTTTCATAAATTCTTTTCCATATCCTTGCTCTAAAGATTGGCTATAAGGTATGGTTATATCTTCATGTTTAACAACTTTTACTGCATCTCCTATCTTTTCTTCGATAGCACCATCTTTGATGAATGGTTGAACTCTTCCTATAAGAAATGTATTAAACGTTCTTATCTTATCTGCACCTCCTGCTTCTTTACTAGCAGCTTTAATAAACCTTTGATAATTATCTGATCCTAGAACAGTGTACATGTCTGTTATATTACCCTGATTACGAGCTTTAATGTCTTTGGCATCAGAGTCAGTAAATGTTAAATCCACATCTCCTGCTTTAAAATGTGTAAGTCTGCCTGCTAGTGCTGCTTTTGCTTTTGCGTCTGCAGTTCCTTTTGCTTTTCTAAGTTCGTACTCACCTTCTAATCGAGCAAGTGCAACCTTTTGAGCAAACTCTGCTCCACCTTTTACAAACGCTTTAAATGGTGTGAATCCCATCTACACTTCTCCCATTTCTTCTTGTACAGGTTTTTCATCTAATTGAGGTGAAAGAAAAGACTCGCCCTCAATCTGCTCTTGTTCACCTTCCATTTCAGCCATAACTTGTAAGGTTTCTGGTGAACGATCTTGCATGATGTTCATAACCTGTGCTTCATCTACATTACCATCTTCACGTGGCATACCGTCTTTAGTGTTGAACATCTTTGGTTGTATATCATTTTCTACAGCCAATCCTGCAAGATATACAGCGATAGGTGCTTTGATAAGTTCTGCAACGTCAGGATTGAAATGTCCTGTTGCAAAACCACCTATGCCCACACTGTCAACTATCTCTTCTATAGATATACCTGCTACCATAAGTGATAACATATCATTCTGCACTGTCGGCACTTCCATTTGATCTATTATAAAATCAATCGCTTCTTCAGGATCAGCAAAACGTGGTGGTTTTTCCCACGCCCATTTACCTTGCGGCCCAGTTAAACTGTGACCGGGTGGTGGTCTGTTGAACCTATCTAGTGCTTCTACACTAGTATCTGGTGGAGTTTGTTGCATCATGCGTACACCTGTTTTGGACTAATTCGTGATTTTATATTTTTAAGATCACTTGCTTTTGCTATATTAATATTTCTACCTACACGTGGATTATACTGCATGGCTTTTCCAAATATGGCATTTATTGTAGGATTGCCTGCAGCGATTTGTGCCTTGCTCATAAGTCTTTCATTTGATAATCCCGGAACGTAAAACTGTGTGGCTGTTGCCTTTACTGGTTGCACAGATGCAACGGCAGGTGCAGATACTCTTCTCGGTATCGTTGTATCGGATACTTGTGAAAGTGATCCACCCTTACCAAATAAACCTTCATATGCGTATTTAGACACACCTTTTGAAAAAGATGAAAACGCACTATCTCCTGCTTTAGGTTCAATTCTGTCTAAAAAACCACCTGATGTTTTTGTCCTTGATGTTTTGGATGTTCCTGTTCCTGATGTTGCATAAGCCACTGACCCAAAGAAGGCTAATGCAGGTAACAAAGCTTTAAGCATTGATTAACTCCTTTATCCTAATAATCCAAATATGCCTGCTAATGTCGCTCCCCCTAACGCACCGTACATGTCGTTTTCGCTTTTCATCTCATACATGTTAGTTTGTGCAGATACTTCCATAGCTGTCAAAGCTAATTGATGTTCTCTTTGCTTTGCACTTTCAGACGATGTAAACAACCACGATGCTTCATCTCTGTACCTCTGCCATAGTGCATTTAGTGCTGATTGGCTTACATTTAAAGTATTAAGTGCATTTTGTCTATTTGTTTCGTTTTGAGCTGCACTGTTAGCAGTGTTTATGTTTCTTCTCCACACAGCGTTGGACTGGTCTATCTGTGTTTGCATATTTAAGTTAAACTGTTCTCTTTGATCATTTAGACCTTGTACATATCTTGCGTTGGCGTTTGCCTGATCTACGTTAAACTGCTCTGTTGCAGCCAATCTGTTTGCGTTAGATTGTTGTATTTGACCGTCAAGCTCTGCAAAAAACTCATCAAGTTGATTTTGTGATTTTGCGTTGAATTGTCCTGATGCGTTTTGTGCCGCAGCGTCAGTAAGTAAAGCTTGTAGTTTACCTTGATAATCTATTGATTGTGTCTTTTGCTTGTTGTCAAGATTAGCCATATCGATAGATAAAAATGACTTAGCGTTATTTACGGCCGCAGTCATTCTTGCATCGAGATTTGCTTTATCCATAGCAGCAAAAGTCATAGCATTTTGTAAAGCAGCCTGTTGTTTGTTATTTAAGTTTTGTAACTGTATGGTTGCAAATCTATCAGCGTCAGCTTTTGCTATGGGTATGCCTGATTCAAATATAGCTTGTGTTATGGCCGCAGAAGCCATACTAGATGCACCAAGACCTCTTTGTTGCATGATGCCACTCACTGCTCTCACGGCAGGCGCTGCCCATGCAGGTAAAGGTTTACCTTCTTCTAAACTTTCGTACAGTTGTGATAGTTGATACTGTACAGACGCTTTGGGATCTAATTCTTCTGTTTGTGCAGTTACCTGAGACTGTTCAGACACTGCACCTTGCACGTCTCCAATGAGAGATTCTGTTGATAGTTTACCTTGTGCAGCAACAGCTTCAGGTGTATTTCCAACGAGATTAGCATTGTATGTGTTTGCGACTGTCTTAGTAGATGTTGGAACGGCAAGATTATCTTTAGATGCCATGCCTGTTGTCATATCTACAGTTTGCAACCCTGTAGGTGAAGTTAATAATTCATCTTGTTGTATTTGTTGGGGTGTGGTTGTTATTTTACCTGCTTCAGGAACGGTCTGTTCAGTACCTGTTGCTTGCTCACCAAGACGCTCTATAAGTTGTTCACCTGTTTTTGGAGGTGTTATAGGAGTTGTTTCTGCCATTTTTTGTCTTTCTTGTACTGGTGCTTGTGTTCGTGTTGTAAAATAGTCGGTAGGAACTTGTACTCTATCACCCCCCTGCCTGTATGCGTAAATAGCACCCTGTTGTGGCATGACAGCAGTACGAATTGCCATAGGTGTAGGGTCTGATTGGAGTAATATTTCTCCCTCTTGTGGAGTATAGAATCTTGTTTCCACTTTACCTACCTCCTATTAATACCTTATCCAACTTATCTTCTAATCTTCTTAGTGCATCCATCAACTCGTGCATATCATCCTTAACGTCATCCTTACGTGCATACTCTTCTCGTGTCTTGTTAAGGAGTATCTGTATTCGTTTTACCTCTTGGAACA